GCCACGCAACTATCGAAAGAGGGCGACCGGCTCAAGAAAATAGGGAAGCAAATCGCTAAACCTGTCGGGGCCGCGTTTAAGGCGAAACTCGAACAAGACGTCGCAGCCGCCTTACGCGAAGCCGAAGCGTTTGGCACAGCGGCCCGGGCGGAAGTCTCGGCCCGGGAATCACAGCGGCAAGCAAGTCTCACCCAGCAGCAGGTAGCCCTGGCGTTATCGAATCTTGTACGCCAAGCCGACTCCCGTAGTGGTGCGGTCGTGACCCCGGTGCTCGCATGACCCTACAAATTACTTTGGCCGGGTCGGTGATCGACCTGAACCTATTCGAGTACAACGTCACGGTGGCCCACGGTCGCTCGGATGTGACCTCTAGCCCGACCGCATCCAATACCCAGATCGTGCTACGGGGCGACACGGGCCCGCTCCTGGAATTAGCCGATACGGTCGCAATATCCTTCGACGGTGTGGCCCGGTTCACCGGTGCAATCAGTGACCTCGACGTGACCTTTCTCAGCACAACAATACCGACCGCAATTACGACGATTACGGCGATGGGGAACCTCGCCAAACTCGGGTACACCGACGTCGGGGCTACCGGCTATGTTGAGCAGAGCGCACGGCAACGGGTGACCGACATACTTGACGCCACTAACCTGACCTACCTAAACGGGGCCGACCCGGATGTCATCTTGTACGGCATCCTAGAAGCTGACGCGCAACCCACAACCGCACTCGACGCCCTCGGGCGGGTAGCCCAATGGACGGGCGCGACATACTTCGATGATCCTGTCGGTCGTATCGTGTTTGAAAGTTACGGTGCCCGGGGTGAAGTCACTTTTCTAGGGCTGTGGATAAACCTTGTCGGTACATGGTCCGAACAAGACGGCACATGGGAAGACTACCCTGCCACGATAGGGGCCCTACCGTTGAATTCTGCCGGGGTAGTGTTCGCCCCGACGTGGGCCAAAACATTAACCCCGCTGATTAACGACGTGACGGTAACCTACGGGCCAGACTTAACTGATAATCAAACGAATAACGATTCGATCTCGCAGTATGGACGCCGCGAATATCGCCTCGAAACGCACATAAAAAATGAGGCCGACGCAATAGGTCGGGCGTCCTCTATTATTACGGCGCAGGGATACGGATTGTGGAACCTCGGACAGGTGAGTATTTTAATGAATGAACTCGACGAGGAGCAAACCACGCAGGTACTCAGCCTTGTTTCGGGTGCCCTGGTAAACGTGATCGGGTTACCGGCCTCCGGCCCGTACACGCAATTCAACGGGGTACTGGAAGGATGGACGGACTCGTATAACAACGGTCAGCATATTCTTACACTATCAATATCGGACCCCCGATTCTCGTATCAAATGCTCGAATTTGGGGAAGTGACCGATACCCTTACTTGGGGTGATGTTTCGGCATCCGTTCAATGGTATGAAGTAGTAGTCAATAATGATCTGATTGGAGTCTGAGGAATGGCAACGACGGCAGCGGGCACACCATATGTGGAGTCTACGGATCTGGCTTCTAGTTACCCGGCGGTGAGTTTGGGTCTAGCGAACCGTGTGGATCAAGTGATGCAGGCACCTACCCAAAACGCAATAACTTCAACTGGGTACACGGCAGTCCTATTGGATGCCGGTAAAACCGTTACTAGGTCTAATGCGGCGGCGAGTACTCATACGATCCCCGCCCAAGCGACCCTCGCATGGGCAGCGAACACGCAACTCAACATCCTCAACATTGGGGCCGGCACTGTGACGATCACTCCGGCTGCCACGGTCACAATCAACGGGACACCGCTTACCTTGACAACATCACAAGGAGGGAGCCTAGTCCGCACAGCGTCGAATACATGGACGTTTATTCCGATAGGTGGCTTGACAACGGGGCTTGTGGTGCCTTACGCCAATGCGTCTGCCCGCACAGCGGCGATTCCTTCGCCGGTTGAGGGTGACATGTCGTCATTAGCCAACGACGATAAAGTGTATCGTTATAACGGTACACTCTGGGTTGCTGTTGCGGGGGCAGACACTACAGCATCGGGTTACACAGTTTTGGCAACTGGCCTAATTATGCAATATGGACAGACAGGCAACGTTGCTTCTCTCACCAACCAAACTGTAACTTTCCCGATAGCGTTCAATTCTTTTGGTGCAGTAACTGTCACAGTCAGTGCCGGGTCAGCGTTCACTAGTAAAGGAACTTCACTAAACAGTTGGAGCAATATAAACTTTGCGTGGTCACACAACGTAGGGGCAACAACTAACGCAAATTGGATAGCGGTCGGGCGATGAAGTTTTTAAGATTAAGTCTTGGTTACACTGATGCGATGCTTGCAGTTATGTACCCGAACCTCACGCCATGATTAAACACGATTCGATAGGAGCATGACATGGCAGTAACCCCAATTTACGGCATACCCTACGTCGAATCCGCTGACCTTGTAGCGAACTATCCCGGGGTGTCAGAATTCTTGGCCGAGAAAGTCGAAGACAAACTACCCACTTACTCGGCGACAGCACCGGCTAGCCCGTCCGTCGGTCAAGTATGGATCGATTCAACTGGCACACCTATCGGGAAGGTGTGGAACGGTTCCGCGTGGAAGATTTTTAGTAATGCCGGTCCCGCAAATTTTACTAACGCGGCGACCGGCACATTTACGGCAGTTGGAATCTCATACAAGTTCATAACGTTCACTGGTAGTGGTTCCCTTATTGTGGATCGCGCTGGTTTCGCTGACATTCTTGTGGTTGGCGCCGGTGGCGGCGGTGGAACCAATCTTGGTGGTGGCGGTGGCGGCGGTGGACATTTAATCGCTAATGGTGCCTATCTTGGGGCAGCAACTCACACAGTTACCGTAGGCGCCGGTGGTGCAGCAAATAGGGGTGGTTTAACTTCTCAAGTTGGTTCGTATTTCTCACCCGGTGGCGGTGCTGGTGCTCCCGTAAACAATGCCGGTGGCGCTGGTGGAAGTGGTGGCGGTGGTGGCGGAAACGCCCCCGCGAACGGTGGCTCTGGTGTAGCGACGCTAGGTAATAATGGTGGTGCTGGTATTTCGGCGTCAGGTTTACCCGGTGGTGGTGGCGGTGGTGGTAGTGCAGTAGGGGTAAACGCCATAGGGGGCATTGCCGGCGCTGGTGGTGCTGGTGTTGCCAACTCAATCACCAATGTTTCGGTTACAAGGTCTGGTGGTGGTGGTGGTGGCATAGAGGGTGGTACTGCTGGCGCTGGCGGTGCCGGTGGTGGTGGTGCTGGTACGAACAGTGCTGCTACAGGTGGTGCTGGTGGCGAAAATCTAGGTGGTGGCGCCGGTGGTGGCGGATTAGAGGGCGCCGGTGGATCTGGTGGCTCTGGTGTCGTAATCATAAGGGTGGTGGTGTAAATGGCTCACTTCGCGGAAGTAGACGAATACAAAATCGTTCGAAACGTCATCGTCGTAGATAACGACGATTGTGGCGGTGGTGAGTTCCCTGACTCCGAAACTATCGGGCAAGCCTTCATCGCTGCTATCGGTATCGACGGGGACTGGCTACAAACTTCGTACAACAACAACTTTAGGGGCCAGTACGCAGGCCAAGGCATGACGTATGACCCGACACTCGACGAGTTCGTTAGCCCACAAATAGAGGAGGCATCTAGTGAGTGAAATAGATCAAGAATTGCATGTGGACACGGTCGAAGCCGAGCCGGTTAAGAAAAAGCCAACATCGTCAAAGCATCCTAAAGTGGCCGATGAAACCGAACGGGCCCGGGCTATTGTCCGAGCCAAACTTAAAGGGTAGACCGGTGGATTTTGGGGATGTCGTCGGCCTCGTAGCCACATCATTAGCCGCCCTAGCAATCATGGGCACCGGGCTCGTGTGGCTTATACGCAACGTGGTACGCGATGAGATAAAGAAAGCGACCCTCACTATCCAGCCGGGGTTCCGTAACGGTGGGGAATCATTGGCCGATGTTGCCGCTAAAGTTGACCTTATCTCAGCAAAGTTAGGGCTGTAATGAAGCATTGGCTCGCAACAACGTGGGAAGGCTCCATCGTCAAAATCGCGGCAGGCGCTGCACTCGGCGCGATCCTGTCATGGCTCGCAACGGCAGACGTGCACCCGCTAATAGTCGCAGTCTCAGCGGCAGTCATACCAGTCATTATTAACGCACTTAACGGCGATGACTCGAGATATGGGAGGCTCGATAATGGCTCGACTCTGTAAAGGCGGTGTAACGCTCCGCGACCAGATCGACCGGCGCTGGCCTAAACGAGACAAGAGCTCCGACGGGTGGATAGGGGACAGGGCCCACGCCTCCCGAGCATCGGACCATAATCCGAACAAAGCCGGTGTCGTCCACGCAATCGACATAGACGAAAATCTAGGGACGTATGCGAATGGGCGCACCGCCCGGCTCCTGGCTAACCAGTTACTCGACTACGCGGCCAGCGGGCTCCCCGGCGCGTCACGACTCAAGTATGTGGTCTATGAGAACCGCATCGCGTCCGGGACGTACCGTAAAACCTTTTTCCGTTGGCGTCACGGTAAGTACGGGCATGAAGCC